TCCGAGACAAACGAATTCAGACTACGTTGCACAAGAAAGAAAGCGGCGCGGCCTGGAATAACTTAATTTGTTATAGGAGCAAAATTCAATGGCTGGTCAAGTTTGGGAAACCAATACGGCTGGCGGCTTCATGTATAGCGGAGAGCTCTCTGACGTTCTTCGCAACTCCCTGCAGCCGATGACGCGATATCTCCAGCACTGCGATGCTGACGATTTCACCGACAAAGGCCTTCACGCGGGTGACGCGTTCCAGTGGAACGTGTACTCCGATGTCGGTCAGCAAGGCGGTCGAATCGCTGAGAATCAGCGTATGCCAGAAACCGGCTTCACCATTTCGCAAAAATCAGGAACGATCTACGAGTTCGGGAATTCAGTGCCCTACTCAGGTCGCCTGGACGATGCCTCGCGGCATCCGGTGAAGCAAATCATTCACAAGGCACTGAAAAACGACTGCGTCAAGGCTTTCGAAAACGAAGCCCATGCGCAATTCTCCCTCACCCCGTTGAAAGCGGTCGGCGCCGGTACCGGTGGCACGGCTTCTGTCGCCTTCGAAGAAATTCCTGGCGGCGGCAACCCGACCGGCACGTCCGCGTCTGGTATCGTCATGGAAAACCCGCATGTCAAGATCATCTCCGACGAGATGAAAGAGCGCGACATGCCGGTCTGGTCTGACGGTAACTACCGCGCGATTGCTCGCCCGGTACACATGCGGGCCCTGAAAGACGACCTGGAATCTTTACACCAGCACGTCGACGAAGGGTTCAGTCGCCTGCTCAACGGTGAAGTTGGACGACACTGGGAAGGTATCCGGTTCTTCGAACAGACCCACATCGCCAAGAGGGTATGGGCCACGAACGCTGCAGGTGACGAGTGCTTTTTCTTCGGAGAAGACACGGTCATCGAAGCGATTGTTTGCCCGCCCGAAATGCGCGGTAAGCTGCCCGGCGACTACGGTCGCGACAAGGGTGTCGCGTGGTATGCCGAGGAAGGCTTCGCTCTCGTTCACGATGTCGCTGCGGATGCTCGTATCCTGCAGTGGTCATCCAGCGAAAACTAGGAGGTAATCTGAAATGAGCGGATATTCAAACGGCATTCAAACTACCCACGTTGTTTCGGTTACCACCTCTGGCACGACTGCGGCAGGTAACATTGTTGGCCCTGCAGGCAAGACTGGTCGCATTACCGGTATTACCGGTCGCACCACCACTGCCTTCACGGTTGCCAATGCGACACTGACCGTTCGCACCAAGGGGGGTGCTGGTAACACCTACGCCACCAAGGCGCTGCCATTCACTGGCAGCGGCATCGATGATGTCGATCCGGACTTTACGGTTGACGATGTCAGCGATACTCCCACCCATGTGGGTCGAATCGCGGCAAACGATATCGTGGAACTGGTCTCTGATGGCGGACACACGGCCGGCGCAGCAGAGTTCACCGTCACTATCGAATGGTCATAACAGGAGGTAATCTGAAATGAAGCCCAAGAAGTTAGGTATCGGCGATAAGCCGGGGTCTCCGAGCGCGGATCAACTGGGACTGCTGGAGTCGGAAGGCACCAGCAATTCCATGAAACTGCGCGGCGAAACCAGTACCATGAAGCAGCAACCCACGATCAAGAAGTCGAGCATTTCTTCCGATCGCGGGTCGTTCAAGTGCAAGTAAGCGCTCGAGCGTAAATGCTGCAAACAAACCCAAGGGGCCAGCTCGTCTGGCCCCTTTTGCTTTGGAGAAAGCCAATGGTGACGATGGTCAACGAGCGGGATGACAATGTGAACAGGCCCGCACAACGGGGTCGTAAACTGCGAAATCAGGGTAGCAAGCCTACCGGCAGTCAGACGATGTCGTTTACCCCCGAATACTCCGGCGAAATGGATTACGCCACCGGGTCTATGCCCCTGAACAAGAATGTTCGCATGAGCAAGGACAACTACACCCAGGGCGACGAAACCAGCGAATGCTGCAAGAAGCTCGGCCTGAATCTGAAAGAACCCCTTTCGTGAGGAGCGATTGATATGAGAGACGTAACAACGATTGACTGGACACGGCCGATGGCCAAGGTGCGCAGCCTGAATCCCGGCACGCAAAAGGTTTTTTTCACCCAGGACGGTATCGAATACGATGCGGCCGGCAAAGCTTGCAACGCCAAGCAGGTGAAAGAGCATTATGCCGCGGTTGCGGCGGAGGCCCAGAAAGCCGCCGACGAGGCCAAGGAGCAGGCGGCATCCGCGCAGTCCCAGGCGGACGAAGTGCTCAAAGCAGCCGGTATGAACAAGACTGCAGCTCGTAAAGCGGCAGGCTAAATGTCGACTTTTGTCGAATTAGCGCAGGATATGCGCCGGCAGGCTGGCCTGTCCGGCGCGGGTCCCGCAGACGTCACGACTGCGATCGGCATCGAGCTGCGGCTGGTTAACTATATTCGAGACGCCTGGACCTCAATCCAGAATCACCCGAAGCCATGGAAGTGGATGTGGCAAGATTACTCTATTCCGTCACCTGGGTCTGGCCCTCTGCAAACCATTGCCAGCGTTACCGATTACCAGCTGACCGATTGCGGCAGGATCTGGACAGGTACTTTCCGATCCTACCTGACCGCGACCGGCACTAGTGATCGACAGCGCATGAGATACGTTGATTTTGAAAGTTTTCAGCAACGATACGGCGTTGTCACCCCGAGTAGCAGGCGCCCCGTACAGGTGACCCGCATTCCGAATGGTTCGCTACGGTTTTACCCGCCGCCGAATGATATTTATTCGATTGAATTCGAATGCCAAAAAACACCTCAGATTCTTGCGGCTAATGACGACATTCCAGAAATGCCGGCGCATTACCATGCTTTGATCGTGTTCGAGGCGCTGAAGCGCTTTGGTAAGGCCGAGGATGCACCGGAGATCATCAAGCTGGCCGAGGAAGAGGGCGGCAGCGAGGGCGGTGAGGCGCGCCAGGGCAATGCGACGGGTATGTGGCGCCAGCTGATCTGGGATCAGGAAATGCGCCGCGTCGATGATCCAACCGAAAACCCGCACATGGTGGTGCGCGCGCAATGACGCAAAAAACCTTCAACTTTCCGTTGGGGGGCGGCCTGGACTTGAAAACGCCTCCGGCATCGATTAAACCCGGACGCGTGCTCTCGTCTCTTAATTATGAGCCGGACGACGAGGCCGGCTACAAGCGCGTCTTGGGATACGAACGATTCAATGGCTTGCCCAGCCCATCCGAGGCGAGTTACTGGTTCATCTATTATGATCAGGGCACTGGCACCGAGCCAGTGGCCGGCAATATTGTCACCGGGTTAACCTCGACCGATACGGCCGAAGTCATGTTTGTCATCACCAATTCCGGTGCCTGGGGTGTCGACGCGGCTGGCTGGCTGGTAGTGGTGAACGCCACCGGCCTATTTGCCGATAACGAAACCCTGCAGGTGTCTGCGGCGACCATTGCGGTCGCTGACGGCGCGCTGCTTACGGGCGGTGTCGCGGCAGAAGAAAAGCCAGCGGCAACCGACGCACTGAACGAAACTTACCTCAGAGCCGCGCGTGAAGTCCGTAGGGCTGATATCGCCGCGGTTCCGGGCGAGGGACCGGTGCAGGGCGTTTGGCTCTATAACGGCGTTACCTACGCAATCAGGAACGCGGTTGGCAGCGCGACAGCGGTCATGCACGCCTCGAGCGCGTCTGGGTTTACCGTTGTATCACTGGGAGACTACATTGACTTTTCGACTGGTGCGGTCACATCCTTTGTTATCGGCGAAACAATTACAGCAGCGCCTTCGGGGGCGACCGGGGTTGTCGTCTCGGTGGGCATCACATCAGGATCTTTTTCTGGAGGCGATGCCGCGGGGCGGATTTATATCAAATCGATTTCCGGAACATTTACTGCAGCCGATACGTTGTCGGCTCCATCAACCGCAACAGCTGACTGCGATAGCGCTCAAACAGCTGTCACTCTGCCGCCAGGAGGTAAATATGAGTTCTACAATTACAACTTTGGTGGTTCGATTGGCACTTATAGCATGTGGGGCGTTAATGGCGTCGGCCGTGGCTTTAGCTTTGATGGCACTGATTTCTCCTTTATACATATCACGGGCCTCACTGATTCAACCGACAAACCCCAGCATGTTGCCGCCCACAAAAAGCATCTGTTTTTCTCGATTGGATCATCCGTGCAACATTCCAGTACGGGCCTCCCGTATGAGTGGAATGCCATTACCGGCGCTGCCGAGCTCGCCACCGGTGATATTGTTACCGGAATGCAGGATCAACCCGGCGGCACGCTGGCGATATTCAATCGCAATCGTACCTATGTCCTCTACGGAAATGACATTAACGATTGGGATCTGACTGACTACAACCTGGAAAAAGGTGCGATCGAGTGGTCAATTCAGGATGTCGGTTCTTCGATCTACTTCGATGATCGCGGCGTATCGATGCTGCGGCATTCCGACAAATTCGGTGACTTTACGCTCAATACGATTTCGGAGTTGGTTGACCCGCTCATTCAGGCCAAGAAGCGCCTTCTGGTCGATTCGGTAAGGATTCGCTCCAAAGACCAGTATCGGGTGTTTTTTAGCGACGGAACCGGCCTCATATTGCGCGTCGATACGAACCCGCAGCATCGCTCGGGTCAGCGCTACGAGTTCATGCCGATCGCTTATACCGCGCAGGTCACGTCAATTTGCTCCGAGGAAGATACCGCCGGTTATGAGCGGACGTTTTTCGGTTCTGACGATGGATTCGTTTACGAGGCGGAAAAGGGTGAGTCTTTCGACGGCGGAGTGATTAAGTTTTTTATGCGACTGGCTTTTGCGCATTGTCAGTCGCCGCGGCAAAAGAAGCGATTTCACAAGGCCACGTTTCAGGTAGATGCGCCAGACCAGACTGCTATCAGCTTTTCCCCTGAATTTTCCTACGGCGCACAGCCGGGAACGGTCTCACTGCCGGTCGCGGATTTCAGTACCGGCGGCGGGGAGTGGGACGGTGAGGCATTCTGGGGAGAGTTTATCTGGGACGGTCAGCTGATCGGGGAAGCAGAGGCATATATCGAGGGACAGGGGATCAACATTTCCTTGGCAATATTGGGCGAAACGAACTACGAGCGCGCTCATACGTGGGAATCTTGCACTTATAACTACTCTACCCGAGGTCTGCGAAGGTAATGGCAAACGATTATTTTAACCACGTAGCGAATCGAGTTTCGGCAGGCACGCGCGCAATCTCGGCCAATGTCAATGATGTTGCGGACGAGATCTCGATTGGTCTCGATAAACTGCCAACTGAAAATGAGCTCAAATTGGGCTTGACGCGTTATGCGGTCGATAGCGGCGTAGCGGACGCATACGTTCTCACGATGCCCTATACGCCGACCTTGACTGATGGCTTTAATCTGCTTTTCAAGGCCGTGAACGCGAACACAGGCGCGTCCACGGTAAACGTGAACGGGCTCGGCGCAAAGTCAATCGTCAACCCCGATGGTTCTGCTTTGATTTTGGGCACTTTTGGCTCAAACGCGATTGTCATTATCGCCTACGAGTCGATTGGCGATCGCTTTATCCTGGTCTCGCAAAATCCTGCTCAGGCAGCCTTGGCTCAATCGAGCGCGATTGCCGCGGCGGCCAGCGCAGGGGATGCCAGCACTAGCGAGGGCAATGCTGCCACGTCTGAAAGCAATGCTCTCGGTAGCGCAAATTCAGCGGGAGCAGCTCAGACCGCGGCAGAGGCCGCGCAAACGGCTGCGGAATTGGCTTACGATTCATTCGATGATCGCTACCTGGGCTCGAAAGCGTCCGATCCGACGCTTGATAACGATGGCAACGCATTGCTGACCGGTGCGCTGTACTGGAACAGCACCGGCAACCTGATGAAAGCATACAACGGCGCAACCTGGGCCGACGTCGCGAGCGATGTCAGCAAGGTCGGTACGCCGATCAATGATCAGGTGGGCGTCTGGACCGGCGATGGCACGATTGAGGGCACTGCAGGCCTGACGTTTGGAGTAAATCACGTTCTGCAGGTCGGCGACGGATCACAGGTCGCAACGGCGATTAACGTCGAGGGCACTGCAACCGCAAATCCCGCAATCCGGCTTTATCAAAGCGCGTCGAACAGGGCGACGATGCAATTTGTCGATAGTGGCGATGTGTTACAGATTGTTAATCTTGTTGGGCCCATAGAGCTCCGGCCGAATAACGGCACGCCAGGGTCGATTACAGTTGAAACCGATGGGGCGTTGACGCTAATTGCTGCGAACACGGCCCACCCTTCGCTTAATGTTCCGCATGGCACGGCACCGACTACTCCGGCTAATGGCGACATTTGGTCCACGACAGCAGGGTTTTTCGCTCGAATTAATGGCGCGACTGTTGATCTTTCGGCAAATAACGCCCCCTGGACCTATACACTGCAGACCGGCACTACCTATACGGCAGTAGTGGGTGACTTTGTTGCCGCCAGCAACACGGGCGCGGTTACCATTACCCTGCCCAGCGGCCATAGCGTGAACGACACGATTATTGTCAAGAAAACAGGCTCTGGCGGCACGGTAACGGTCGACGGCAATGCTTCCGAAACAATCGACGGCGCGCTGACGTTTCCCCTGACGGCTCTAAATGCCTCAATAACACTAATTTCTGACGGCACAAACTGGTTAATCGTATGAG